CGCCGCGAATCCCCCAAAAAATCAAAAAGAAAAGTTTTAGCCCGCAAAATCTCGCAAAATCTCGCAAAATCTCGCTAAATCTTGCTAAAAATCTTAATTATAGGGCTGTAAGCTCATATTTTGGCTTGTGAGAGCAGAGTTACCCAAGTTGGTAAACTTATAAGCAAAAGTTATTGCTGTTCTTAGAAGCGATTATATAAGCTTTAAACGATATAACCACATTTAAAAGAAAGGACAATATGCAAACACAAAACGGTGGCAGACCCACAATTTTACCTAAGATGTATGAAGAACCACTTTTTAGCCAAATCATTGATAAAATTGAATCAGGCTGTAATGATAGAGAAATTTACACCAGTTTGCATTGTTCTGCTAAAACTTTTAGAAAGTGGCGAGATGACAATATAAAGGCGTATGACGAAGCTAAAAGCATTGCTAGGGGAAATCTATTAGAACTAGCTGAAAGTGCCTTAGCGAGCAAATTGACAGTCAGAACGCTAAAAGAAACAGAAACAATCTATGACGCTGATGGAAACATTGAAAAAGTAAAGGTTAAAGAAAAAGAACTGGATAAAGACAGCTTGGTAGCAATGATGGTTGCTAAGGCTGGAAACCCTGAACTTTATAACCCCACTGAATGGCGGAGATTACAACAGGAAGAATCAAGCGCTCATGACCTTAAAGCTAAAATCGAAGAACTTGATGACTATAAACTAAGTAAGTATAAAACGCCAGAAATTGAAGTTCCAGAGGGGTTTGAATGATTGAATTAAATAAAATTTACAACGAAGATTGTTTACAAGGTATGAAGAAAATTCCAGATGGTAGTGTTGATATGATTTTGTGTGATTTGCCATACGGAACAACCGCTTGTACATGGGATACAATCATTCCTTTCAAACCATTGTGGGAGCAGTATGAGAGAGTTATTAAGGATAACGGAGCGATAGTTCTAACAGCTAGCCAACCGTTTACGAGTGCATTAACCATGAGCAACCCGGATTTATTTAAGTATGAGTGGATATGGGAAAAGAATAGGACAGTAGGTTTTTTAAATGCTAAGAATGCGCCACTAAAGAAACACGAGAGTGTGTTAGTATTTTCTAAAGGAACAATCGCAAATGGTAGCAAAAGAAGAATGAACTACTTTCCGCAAGGGTTGAAAGTGATAAATAAAGTTAAAAATTCAGTTAAACAAAACAACGATACGGTGGTAGGGAGCAGACCAAGCAGAGACAAACCATATATTGCTAAACATTCTGGATACCCTAACAGTATTTTGAATTTTAATAACGAGTCAAAACAACTCCATCCAACGCAAAAACCGGTAGCACTATTTGAATACCTTGTTAAAACATACACAAATAAAGGCGATACGGTATTAGATAACTGTGCTGGTTCTTTCACAACTGCGGTAGCGTGTGATAATACTAATAGAAATTGGATTTGTATGGAGAAGGAAGAGGAGTACTGCAATATAGGATTAACGAGGATAAATGACAATCGAGAACGGTTGAGTTTACCCCTTTTAGATAGCATTAATTAGATAATTGTAGTATGTCTTTAAAAAGAATATCTGAAAACGAATAGAAAGGGAATGAATGTATTATTTGAATAAAATGTTGGAATACAACAAAGAAAACGACATTATTATTAATAAGTACATTCGTAAGACTATCCAGAAGCAAATACGCATTCATAATAAGTATATTTATCGCTATGACCGTGTCACACAAGCTATTGAGTGGATACAAGACAACTTCTATTTGACTACTGGTAACCTGGTGAAAATCGAGCTACTACCGCCACAGCGTTGGTGGTATGAGTTAATGCTTGGCTATGATATGGTTGATGAAAAAGGCGTTCAAGTTAATTTAATCAATGAAATTTTCCTTAATCTAGGACGTGGTTCTGGTAAGTCAAGTTTAATGGCAACGCGCGTGCTTAACTGGATGATTTTAGGCGGACAATATGGCGGAGAGAGCTTAGTTATTGCATACGATAATACACAGGCTAGGCACGTATTTGACCAAGTTAGGAATCAAACGGAAGCAAGCGATACATTAAGGGTATACAACGAAAACAAGATTTTCAAGAGTACGAAGCAAGGACTAGAATTTACTTCTTTTAAAACCACTTTCAAAAAGCAAACAAATGATACTTTGAGGGCGCAAGGTGGTAACAGTTCCCTTAATATATTTGATGAAGTTCATACCTATGGCGAAGATATAACAGAATCAGTCAATAAAGGTTCACGTCAAAAGCAAGACAACTGGCAAAGTATTTACATCACTTCAGGAGGACTTAAACGCGACGGGCTTTATGATAAACTTGTTGAACGCTTCAAATCAGAAGAAGAATTTTACAATGATAGGTCGTTCGGCTTGCTTTACATGCTAGAAAATCATGAGCAGGTCAAAGATAAGAAGAATTGGACTATGGCTTTACCGCTTATTGGTAACGTCCCTAAGTGGTCAGGAGTTATCGAAGAATACGAACTTGCGCAAGGAGACCCAGCGTTACAGAATAAGTTCTTAGCGTTTAATATGGGCTTGCCTATGCAGGACACAGCTTACTACTTCACTCCACAAGATACTAAACTAACAGACTTTAATTTATCTGTATTTAATAAAAACAGAACTTATGTCGGAATTGACCTATCCTTAATTGGCGATTTAACCGCTGTGTCGTTCGTTTGTGAGTTAGAGGGTAAAACTTACAGCCACACACTTACTTTCTCTGTACGGACTCAATATGAGCAACTAGACACAGAACAGCAAGAGCTATGGACTGAATTTGTTGACAGAGGCGAATTAATCTTACTTGATACGGAATACATTAATGTAAATGACTTAATACCATATATCAACGACTTTAGAACCAAGACAGGGTGCAGACTTAGAAAAATCGGTTATGACCCAGCACGATATGAGATTTTAAAAGGGTTGATCGAGCGTTATTTCTTCGATAAAGACGGAGATAACCAAAGAGCAATTCGGCAAGGTTTCTCAATGAATGACTATATTAAGTTATTAAAATCTAAGTTAGTAGAAAATAAACTTATCCATAATCAAAAAGTTATGCAATGGGCTTTAAATAATACTGCTGTTAAAATCGGACAAAGTGGGGACTATATGTATACTAAAAAACTTGAAAAAGATAAAATTGACCCTACTGTGGCTTTGACAATGGCATTAGAAATGGCGGTGTCAGATGAAGTATAACGTTGATACAGTTCGAGAGAGTGGCTGGTACAATAAAAAAGAATGGTTGGCTGTCCGTGATTATGTAAGACAACGCGACAAAATGACTTGCGTAAGATGTGGTGCATTCGGTGCTAAAAAATACGAAGTTGACCATATTGTAGAACTAACTTGGGAAAACCTTGATGATTGGAAAATAGCGCTGAACCCTGATAACCTACAACTCCTTTGTAAGTCTTGCCATAACAAGAAAACAGGCGAGTATAAACGAGGGAAGGGCGTGAGTTTATGGTAGAAAGGGGAAAAATTGAACTTATTCGGAAAAGTAGTATCATTTTCACGTGGGAAACTAAACAATGACACTCAAAGAGTTACAGCTTGGCAAAATGAAGCAGTAGAATATACAAGTGCCTTTGTGACTAACATTCACAATAAAATTGCTAATGAAATAACAAAAGTAGAATTTAATCATGTTAAATATAAAAAATCTGATGTTGGTTCTGATACTTTGATTAGTATGGCAGGATCTGACTTAGATGAGGTTCTAAACTGGAGTTCTAAGGGCGAACACAATAGTATGGAGTTTTGGCAGAAAGTAATTAAAAAGTTACTATGCACGCGCTATGTTGACCTGTACCCTATATTTGACAGTGAAACGGGCGATCTATTAGACTTACTGTTTGCTAATGATAAAAAAGAATATAAACCCGAAGAATTAGTAAGGCTTATCAGTCCTTTTTATATCAATGAAGATACAAGCATTTTAGACAATGCTCTGGCTAGTATTCAAACTAAGCTGGAACAAGGTAAATTGCGTGGCTTGTTGAAAATTAATGCCTTTCTTGATATTGATAATACACAGGAGTATCGAGAGAAAGCTCTAGCAACAATAAAGAACATGCAAGAGGGTTCGAGTTATAACGGTTTGACACCAGTTGATAACAAGACAGAAATTGTAGAACTTAAAAAAGATTACTCTGTTTTAAACAAAGATGAAATTGACCTTATTAAATCGGAACTTTTGACAGGTTACTTTATGAATGAAAATATTTTGCTTGGTACTGCTACGCAAGAACAACAAATTTATTTTTACAACTCTACCATCATTCCTTTACTGATTCAACTTGAAAAGGAATTGACTTATAAACTGATTTCAACAAACCGCAGACGAATAAATAAGGATAATTTATATTATGAACGCATAATCGTAGATAACCAGCTATTCAAGTTTGCAACTTTGAAAGAATTAATTGACTTGTATCACGAAAATATTAACGCTCCTATTTTTACACAGAATCAACTTCTTGTTAAAATGGGCGAGCAACCAATTGAGGGCGGAGATATTTATGTCACAAACCTCAATGCAGTTGCTGTTAAAAATCTAAGTGATTTACAAGGCAGTAGAAAGGACGTAACAAGCACAGATGAAACTAATAACCAATAGTGCTGAAATTAAAGTAACTGAAAACGAGGACGGTTCTAAGTCGTTCCAAGGCATTGGGTCAGAAGTTGGTGTAGAGAACCTTAACGGTATTATCTTGACTCCTAACTGTATTGAGTTTGCTAGGGAACGATATCCATTGCTATATGAACATGGATCTGGCTCTAGCGAAGTCATCGGGGACGCAAAAGTTTATTATGACTTAGCTACTAATAAATATCTGACTGACTTTACTCTTTATGACAATGCACCAAACATTAATAAGGCTGTTGAAAATGGCGCTTTTGACTCACTTTCAATCGCCTATTACATCACAGATTATACTTTTGATGATAATGACGCTCTAGTCGTAAATAAAGCACAATTTAAAGAAATTTCTCTTGTTTCAGTACCAGCAGACCCTAACGCAAAATTTATTCAAAACGCGCTAGGCGAAGAACTCACAGAAGAACGCAATAAAATTATTGAAAGCCGAAACGCTTTGAAAGAAATTGAGGATATTAAAAAGAAATATGAATAAACCTGATTTAATTGAAAAACAAAACCGCTTAGCAGAACTTAAAGAAAATAACGTATCTTTAAAATCTCAAATTAGTGGTTTTGAAGTAAAAAACGCAATTGAAGATTTGCCAAAAGTACAAGAATTAGAAAAAACACTTTCAGAAAATTCGATTGAAATTATCAAAATTGAGAACGAACTTAACGCACAGGAAGAAAAACCAAAAGGAAAAGCTAAAATGACAAACTTTATTGAATCACAAAACGCTGTAACAGAATTTTTTGATGTATTGAAAAAGAACTCTGGTAAATCAGAAATTAAAGACGCTTGGAATGCAAAACTTGCTGAAAATGGTGTAACTGTTACAGATAAAACTTTTGAGCTTCCACGTAAATTGGTTGAATCAATCAACACAACTTTGTTAAATGCTAACCCAGTATTCAAAGTCTTCCGTGTTACAAATGTTGGCGCTTTGCTTGTATCACGCGCATTTGATTCAGCTGATGAAGCACAAGTTCACAAAGACGGACAACAAAAAACAGAGCAGGCAGCTACACTCACTATTGACACTCTTGAACCTGTAATGGTTTATAAATTGCAATCACTTGCCGAACGTGTTAAACGACTTCAAATGTCATATTCTGATCTTTACAACTTGATTGTAGAAGAACTTACACAAGCTATCGTTAATAAAATTGTTGACCTTGCGCTTCTTGAGGGTGACGGAACAAACGGATTTAAATCAATCGAAAAAGAAGCAGACGTCAAAAAAATCAAAAAAATTACTACAAAAGCTAAATCAGCTGGCAAAACTCCATTTGCTGACGCTGTTGAAGAAGCGGTTGACTTTGTTCGTCCTACTGCTGGACGTCGCTATTTGATTCTTAAAGCGGAAGACCGCAAAGCCTTGTTAGATGAGTTACGTCAAGCGACTGCAAATGCTCACGTTCGTATTAAAAATGATGATACTGAAATTGCTTCTGAAGTTGGAGTAGATGAAATTATTGTCTATACAGGTACAAAGGCTCTTAAACCTACTGTATTAGTAGACCAAAAATATCACATTGACATGCAAGACATTACTAAAGTTGACGCATTTGAATGGAAAACTAATAGCAACATGATTTTGGTTGAAACACTAACAAGCGGTCATGTCGAAGCTTATAACGCTGGTGCAGTAATTACAGTATCATAAGAATAAAACGGAGGAAGTAAATGATAGATTATATTAAGGTCTATTGTGGTATTCCGATTTTAGTAACAGCTTATGATAGTAAACTTATCTTATTCCGTTCGATAGCTATTAAATTGCTAGAAAAAAATGGTATTAAAGCTGACGAAACAAGTGTATTAGTGAAAGAATTTATCTCTTGTTATTGTCGGCTTAATATTGTTGATGAACCAGCAGAACAATGGCGAAACGCTGAAATGAAACGTCTGGCTTCTTTGCAAGAGTTAATGTATTATGGAGGTATTTGATGATATTTTCACAAGTTACATTGCAAGTTGAAACGACTGTTAAGAAAAAAAACGGTGCGGAAGACAATGTTATAAAGCCTATCACTTTGCCAGCAGTCAAACAGAGAATCAATCAGTCAAGACTTGATGAGTTTTCTATGATCGGACTAGGTAAAAACGTAAGATACGAGCTTAACGGAATCGGAGAAATGGAAGACTTGATTTTTAACTATTTCTTGGACGAAAAAGGCGAAACTTTCAAGCGTACAACATGGGAGAGAGACCCTAAGAATAACAAGATGATTTTAGAAGGAGTCGTAAGTAATGGAATTTGATTCTTATATAGATTGGTACAACAATTTACTTACAATGCCTCTAAATGACGTTATTTTAGGCGTTAAGGACACGATACAAGACAAGACGGTATATTTATCACTTAGTGATTCAAAGGTGCTTAAAATGGATAATACGAGCTTTGTCATGGGCTACTATTATCAAGTTGTTTTATCTGTTAAAGACGTTGATGATGAACTTGTTGGACTAGTCGGAGATGTTTTGCAAAACGGTTGGAATATGACAAACTGGTCGGAAAATAGCCATTTGTATAACTATACTGGAACTGTTTATTTACCTTGTGGTGCAGGTGGTCAAGCATGGCAATGAATTTGCTTAATACATCAAGCATAGCTAAAGAAATGCAAACTAAAGTAACAGAACGGATGGGCGATTGGTTTGAAGCAGAGTTTAAAGCTAAGGCAAATACTGCAAGTAGAAGAACTAGATTAATCAGAAGCCATGGTCATACCTATACTTATGCTAGATATCAAAATACAGGCCAATTGTCAAGAAACTTAAAGCAAGTTAAAAAAGGCGATAAAGTAGTAGTAAACGCAGGGACTAGAGCTAATTATACTAGTGGTTATCATGGTATGTACTTCTTAGTTGAGGAAAAAGGTATGCAAGACGTTAAAACAACATTGAAAAAAGGCGCTAACTATGCTAATTCAATGAAATTATAGAAGTAGAAAGTGACTTAATTACATTTGATTGAAATTAACAATAATGGTATTTTTAAATGAGTTTAGATAATTTTAGAAATAGAACGATTTTGTGGGACACAGTCAACAAAGACTTTCCTCAGCCAATACAAATAATGCAAGGCGATGTCAATGCTAGAACGTTATTAATTAAAATAGTTGATAACGGAACTGAAATTGATTTAACTGGTCATTCATTAAAACTTACATATCAATATACTAACAATAGCAATTCAGGCCTTATTGTTGTACCTCCTAAGGACTTAACTAAGGGAGAGTTTATTTTGGTAATTCCTACTGAAATGACAAAAGCTGGAGTTATTGAAGCGAACTTGATTCTTCTTAATAAAGACAAAGAGCAAGTTATTGTCAGTAAGAATCTTACATTTATATCAGACAGTTCTACTGTTTCTGTTTTAGCTCAAGAAATAAATAATAATATTGATGATTTTGCAAAATTATTATTAGAAAAAATGCCACAAGTACTGCGTAGTGAGTTGAATGATTTACATGCTCAAACTGATTCAAACAAGAGCAATATTGAGCTTAAAGCAAATCTAGCTGATATGACTAGCTTACAAAGTGCAATGACAGAGCTAAAAAATGAAGTAGAAGCGTTTGGTATTAGTCCTAAAAATTTAGTTACTATAAAATCTCTATTAGACGCAATTGCAAGCAATGCAAGTGAATCGGAAGTTGTTGAACTAATAAATTCAGTAAAGATTTTAACAAGTAATATTTCTCTTATGAGTAACGGAGATTACTCCCCTAAAGCTAATCAAACAGATTTAGAAAGTTTACAGCATACTGTTAACGACCATTCGGCAACCATTTCAGCAAAAGCCAATCAAACGGATTTAGACAACTTACAAGCTACTGTTGACAAACAAGGTGTTGCAATTTCAACAAAAGCTGAACAATCAGAGTTATCAAGCACAATTCAAAATGTCGCAACTGCTCAAGAAACAGCAACTAAAGCTGAAAGTGAAGCCAAAAATGCAATGGCAAAGGCTACCGAAGCACAAGCAAACAGCTTACCACTTAATGGCACCGCGGTAAGTGCAATCAAACTGGCAACACCTAGAAAACTCCAAGTAAATCTTCAATCCTCATCATTTCAATACTTTGACGGGACTGCTGATGTAACTAATATTGGAGTTTCAGGGGTGCTCCCTATTGCAAACGGTGGTACTTCAACAAGTGACGGAGTTATAAATACAATAGCTTATTCCAACAGCGCAGACGGAACTGACGGTTTCACGACTGTTTATCCTAATTTGAACTTGTTGGACGGTACTAAAGATTTTAGTGGAAATTGGGAAAGAACATGGGGGTGGGAAAACGACGGAACATATAAAGGCCTAACCGTTAAGAAACAAACACATCCAATGGCTGGCGGAATATGCAAGAGATTTACAGCACCTAAAGACGGTGTTTATACCTTTTCGGCTTATGTCAAAGGTTCAGGAAGCACAGCGAACATACACAGATATGTTGATGTTTATAATCATTATGGTGTCAATGCGAGCGATATGGCGCCTAACGCATTCATTGGAAATAACTTTGATTGGTTGAGAGACAGTTTCACTGTAACTTTGAAAGAAGGTTATAGTCTTTGGAGTAGGTACGAAATAACTGGTTCTGGAACAGATTCAGCTTTATGGAATGCTGGTCATAAGTGGGAACTAGGCCCAATCGCTACTCCATACATGCCATCAGCTAGCGAAGTCACGGTTGCAGATTATCCGAAGTATGTAGGTTTTAGTAATAGCATTAAACCTAATAAGAAAAGTTCTGATTACACTTGGTTACCAATGGGGTTAGTATCAATTGATAGGGCAACTGGCTTACTCAAGCCTCCGGTTATGGGCATTGACTATGCTCAAGCTCACCCAGTTGGTTCAGTAGTCACAAATAACTCAAATTTATCATCAGGATATTCTACCGGAACATGGGAAAACATCGGGTCAGCAGTAATTGGTTCAACAACAATATATTATTGGAAACGTACTGCATAAAAAAATAAAAAGGAAAATAAAAAATGAAATTAGATTATAACTCACGTGAGATTTTCTTTGGTAATGAAGCTCTAATCGTAGCTGATATGACTAAGGGAAGTAACGGGAAACCAGAGTTTACTAACCATAAAATCGTAACTGGTTTAGTATCAGTTGGCGAAATGGAAGACCAAGCGGAAACTAATAGCTATCCAGCTGATGACGTACCAGACCATGGAGTTAAAAAAGGCGCTACCTTACTTCAAGGCGAAATGGTATTCATTCAAACAGACCAAGCGCTTAAAGAAGACATTTTAGGTCAACAAAGAACAGCAAATGGCTTGGGTTGGTCTCCTACTGGTGATTGGAAAACGAAATGCGTTCAGTATCTTATTAAAGGCCGCAAGCGTGATAAAGTTACAGGAGAGTTTATTGACGGTTACCGTGTAGTCGTTTATCCTAATTTGAGACCAACAGCAGAAGCTACAAAAGAATCAGAAACAGATTCAGTAGACGGTGTAGACCCTATCCAATGGACTTTGGCAGTACAAGCGACTGATTCAGATATTTATTTGAATGGAAATAAAAAAGTCCCTGCTATTGAGTACGAAATTTGGGGAGACCAAGCAAAAGACTTCGTCAAGAAAATGGAAAGCGGACTGTTCATTATGCAACCTGATACAGTTCTAGCTGGTGCAATTACACTTGTAGCTCCTGTTATTCCTAATGTAACTACTGCTACAAAGGGTAATAATGACGGAACAATCGTAGTGCCTGACACTTTGAAAGATTCTAAGGGTGGAACTGTAAAAGTAACATCAGTGATTAAGGACGCACATGGAAAAGTAGAAACAAATGGAAACCTTGCGCCCGGTGTCCATATCGTAACGTTCTCCGCTGACGGTTATCAAGATGTTACCGCAGGAGTTTCAGTAACTGACCATTCATAAGACTAAAAATTAAATAAGTAAAGGAATATAAAATAAAATGGCAAAACAATTGAGTACAGCACGTAAATTTAAAATGATTACAGGGAAAGACCTTTTCCAACAACAAAAAGCAATGGATACAGAGCTTAAAAAAGAAGACGGAGAAATTACTGACCTAATGGAGTTCGTTCAATATGGTCTATACTTGGCTCTTTTTCAAGATAACATTGTAAAAGCTAAAAGTGACTTCTCTGACTTCCGTTCTAACTTTGAGTTCGATACTGCCGGTAAAGGACTTAAAGAACTGGTCGAACTGTGGCAGAAAGAAATTTAATGAGCTGAAAGGACTGTAAATGATTTTAAAACATGCAATTAGATACTTAGAACTAACTGGTTCAGACTTTATTACAGATTTGAAAGACTTTGCAGACCTACAAAATTCTTTTGTCGCTGGATATATTCCTGATGACTTTACAGAGCAAATGGAGAGCTTTACAGACAAGTTGTTGATACTTTGGGTAGATTGTAACGGAGGACTGCAAAACGCACTAGACGACAAAACAGAGCTTCCTACGACTAACGAGTTAATTAACATCTTCTGTAAAACTGTTTTTATTAAAGAAAAAGAGGAAACGGAAGACGATATGGTCTTCTTTTCTTCTAGTTCATTGATTAAGAAAAAGAAAGATACTGTAAAGGAAAATAAAACTTTAGAACTTTTGACTGTTTTAGGCAATAACGAAATTGATATAACACAGTTCATGGAAATGGAATTGGAACTTGTTTATAAAATAATTGAACTTATTGCAGAGAAGAAAAAAGAGGAAAAAGAAAAAGAGAAAAGGCGTAAAAGAAAGGGTATGTAATGGCAAGTAATGCAACGTTTGAGGTCGAGATATACGGTAATACCACAAAGTTCGAGAACTCACTTAAAGGCGTTAATACCGCAATGTCAGGGCTTAGAGGAGAAGCTAAAAACTTACGTGAAGCTCTAAAACTTGACCCAACAAATACCGATAAAATGGCGCAATTGCAAAAGAACTTACAAACGCAGTTGAGCTTATCACGTGACAAAGCGACAAAATTAAAACAAGAGCTTGCTACTGTAGATAAAAGCACGCCAGCAGGTCAAAAGAAATGGTTACAGCTTACTAGAGATTTAGGCACAGCAGAAACACAAGCTAACAGGCTAGAGAGCGAAATAAAGCAAGTCGAGAGTGCTATTAGTTCAGGCTCTTGGAACATTGAAGCTAAAATGGATACTAAGGGCGTTAATAGCGGAATTGAGGGCATGAAGTCACGCTTTAACGGTCTTAGAGAAATTGCGGTTGGTGCGTTATGGGAAATTGGTGCAAGTGCTGCCAGTGCTGTCGGTAATGGCTTAAAAGGTTGGGTATCTAGCGCAATGGATACCCAGAAAGCCATGATTTCATTACAAAATACAATGAAGTTCAAAGGCAGTGGGGAAGAGTTTGATTATGTAAGCAAATCTATGCAGAATCTTGCTAAAGAAACAAATGCAAATACCGAAGATACTTTAAAACTTTCAACAACGTTCATTGGTTTGGGCGATACTGCTAAAAAAGCGGTCAGTAAAACAGAAGCATTAGTAAAAGCTAACCAAGCATTTGGTGGTACTGGCGAAAACCTTAAAGGTGTAGTTCAGGCTTACGGTCAAATGTCGGCAGCTGGAAAAGTTACTGCTGAAAATATCAATCAGCTAACAGACAATAATACAGCTCTTGGCTCAGCGCTTAAATCGACTGTTATGGAAATGAACCCAGCTTTGCAACAGTACGGCTCATTTGCTTCCGCTAGTGAAGAAGGTGCAATATCTGTTGAAATGCTGGATGAGGCTATGCAAAAACTTGGCAAAGCAGGTGGTGGGGGAGTAACTACTATTGGCGACGCTTGGGATAGTTTTAACGAAACGTTATCGCTTGCTTTGCTTCCTACGCTTGACGCTTTAACTCCTGTTATTAGTGGTTTAATTGATAAAATGAGCGGTTGGGGCGAAAGTGCTGGTAAAGCTGTAACAAATGTTATTAAGTATTTTCAAGACTTGTTTCAAAAAATGCAAGAAAATGGAACCACTTTAGCCTTTTTAGAGGCTTGGGATAATATAAAAAGCGCATTTGATTCCATAGTTTCTATTATAGGAAAAGTCATAAATTCATTTCTCGGAATAAATACAGAAACAGCAAAAAATTCAACAAATATAGATAACGTAGCAAAGAGCATAGCTGTATTTGCTGGTAAATTTTCAGAAGTCACGAAAAAAATAGCTGATTTTCTGAAAAAAATTAGTGAAAGTGAAACTGCTATGTCAGTCTTAAAAGGAACTTTAGTAGTTCTTGCTAGTGCATTTGCAGCTTTCAAGGTAGCTAAAGGTATATTAGGAGTAATAAACGCTTTTAAAACTATTGGATCAGTTGCGAAATTAGCTATGGCTCCAGTAAAAGCCTTGTTTGGTTTAATTATTGCTAATCCATTTGTTGCCATAGCTGTGGCAATTGCAGCAGTCGTTGCTGGCTTGATTTATTTCTTCACTCAAACTGAAACAGGCAAAAAGATATGGGCTGACTTTGTGGACTTCTTAAAGAGTGCATGGGCTGGTATAGTTTCATTCTTTAGCGGTATTGGTCAATGGTTTGCCGATATATGGAATGGGGCAGTTGACGGAGCAAAAGGAATCTGGCAAGGTTTAGTTGATTGGTTCCACGGAATTGTACAAGGTATCCAAAACATTTGGAACGGGATAAAAACATTCTTTAGCAATTTATGGACAACTGTTATTGGTGGCATTCAATCTGCATGGGGCGGAGTAACTGGCTTCTTTGGCGGTATATTCAACGCTGTAAAAGGAGTCGTATCATCAGTCTTCAGCGCTCTTGGTAAATTTGCTTCAAATGCTTGGGAATTTATTAAGTCAATATGGAATACTGTTATAAGTTTCTACGCTGGCATATTTAATGGTGTTAGAGATGTTGTAGCAAATGTCTTCAGCGCTCTTGGTAAATTTGCTTCAAATGCTTGGAATGCAATAAAAAATGTATTTAACGGAGTTGGCGGCTTCTTTAGTGATATATTTGACGGTGCTAAAAATGCAGTTAGCAGAGTATTCGACGCTTTTGGAAATATTGCTTCTAATGCTTACGACTCAATAAAAAATGCATTTAATGGTATTGGCGGCTTCTTTAGTGATATATTTGGAGGAGTAAAAAATACGATAGATAACGTTCTAGGCGGTGTAGAAAATACAATCAACAATATCAAAGGTTCAATTGATTGGGTTGCAAAAAAAGCTGGCGGATTGTTCAAAGGTTCAATGGTAGTAGGCTTAACAGATGTTAATTTATCTTCTAGCGGTTACGGTCTAAGCACTAACAGCGTATCAAGCGACAATAGAACATATAACACATTTAACGTACAAGGTGGTGCTGGTCAAGATGTTTCTAACTTAGCACGAGCAATCAGACGAGAATTTGACCTGGGGAGGGCTTAATGGTAAGACAGTATAAAATACATACCAACTTAGACGGAACAGATGATAAAATTTGGGACGTTACAAACGGAAAAGTTAGATTTTACCAGCCCTCTAATTTAGGCTTACAATCAACTAATAATATTTGGCAAAGTAATGGTATTGGAGTAATGGGAACACGCTCAATTACCCAGCCACAAATAGAGTTCAAACTAGAAACGTTTGGCGAAAGTTTGGAAGAAAACTATCAACTAATGAAAGACTTCATAAACGACATTCTTAACCAAAAATTCGTTACACTTGAATATCAAACAGAGATTTTTCAGGTGTATGCTGATTTAGCTTTAGCAGATATCACAAAGACAGAGGGTTATGGTAAAAACGGAACTTTTAGCGAAAAGATAACATTTGATATAATCACAAAGTGGTATACTTACGAAAATTTAACTTTTGATAAAATTCAAAATGGTAAAGTTATCGCTGGTAAATCTAAAATTTACGGTGGAACAGCACCAGGAAACTATAAATATGTCAAAGGAACTTCTTACACTTATTATGGGGAAACAAATATAGAACGATTAAGTCGCTGGGATATAAAAGACGAAATATTTAGTTTTATGGGAATATTATATCCGCAACTTCCTAAAACACCTGCTGGAGTTAGATTTTTAGACGATATTGGAAACGAATATACTGCAATTGTATTTAAGACGGAACAGGTACAGAATTATATTTTAATCAATACAGATGTAAATGATGAAATTTATCAAGGCTGGAACGGAACGACTTCATTGAATTTGTTCCCTGTAATGGACTTCGAAAGATACAGAACTCGTATAATTAAAAAAGGCCAAATGGAGCTAATCAACTTAAGTAAGGCAGAGCTTAAAATTAAGAGAAAGGCGGACTTCGTTTGATGTTAGAAGCTAACGTTTATGATAACTTTAATCCTAACTATTATAATATATCTGATTTTACTCTTCCCAATGGTAAAAAAGACAAAAGAGGTCTACCAATACCAAAGGCAAGATGTCAAGTTATTAACTATGAATTGTGGGAAACGGGTTACCTTTACACTTCATCAGCTACTTTGACCGTTTCGGTAGAAGTTGGCGATATTGTTCAAATTCTCTTTCCTGAAGTTGTTCCAATTGAGGAAGCTCTAGGTAAAAAGAAAAAGCTGAATTTAGATATGGTTTACCTTGTGACAGATGTAGATGAAAGTAATAAAGCTACGTTAAAGAACTATTTTTGGGCAATGATTGAAAGCCTTGATGTTCCGAATGCAATAACTAAAACTAAAACGACAAACTCCGCTATCATTGACTATTTGATCGACCCTAATAAGAATGATTTAATGAGTTATGGCTACTTTTTCAATTCAAGTATCTTCGCTGGAAAGGCTACAATCAACAGAAAAGCAGAAACTTCATCAGCTACTGACGTAGCTAAAAGGATATTTTCCAAGGTTCAATTCCAACCAACCACAACTATTCAGCATGCTTCATCTGAAACAGACCCAAGAACCTTGTTATTTATTAACTTTGCTTCTAGGAACTGGAATAGAAATAGAATCACGACAAGAGTAGATGTTAAGCAAAGCGTGACAATGGACACTGAAACAATAGTAGAACGTTCAGCTTATAATTTTGCTGTCGTGTTCGTTAAAAGTTCAAATACAGACGACTATACAGACCCTCCTAAAATGTACACAGCAAAAAATAACGGAGATGTCATTGATTATAGCACTTATCACGGAGACGGGACAGACTTGCCAGAAGTGAGGACAGCTAAAACATTGTTTTATGATAGAGATGACCACGGAAGCCCTCCAGACATATCTACTATTAGGGCTGAAATTTCACCCTCTACAATCGTCACGAGATTAATTTTTAACCAAAACGAGCTCTTACCTTTGTATGTTAATGACTTGGTTGATGTTTGGTACGAAGGAAAACTATATTCGGGGTATATAGCAGACAGGGTTAAAACAGAGTTCAGTGATAGACTTATTTTTGTAGAAAGTGGAAATAAACCAAATGTTATATGAATATGTAGCTACTTATGGTGACAAATATAGAATAGATAGCTTTAAAGGGCATAGAGAGCTTCGTAAAGACCACTTAGAACTATTGCAAGGTAAAGTATACTATAACGGCAAAAACACGCTTAGAATCGAAACTACGCTTTTGTACGAAGTCGGCCAATTTGTATCAATTGGTGGTTATCCTTATGGCGGTAGAAAATTTAGATTATTAGAATTATCAATTACTGATAACCCAGTTTTAGATAAAGCGAAGATAATTTCAAGAAAGGTTAAAAATGACAATTAAAAATTTCACGTTTTTTAGTCAAAATGGTACAGAGTTCCCGGTCGGTTCTAATAATGACGGAAAACTATACATGATGTTGACAGGAATGGACTACGGAACGATTAGACGCAAAGACTGGACAAGTCCGTTAAATACAGCCCTAAACGTACAATACACTAACACTTCAATTATTGCTGGTGGTCGATATTTTGAACTATTAAACGAAACAGTAGCTTTAAAAGGAGATTCAGTTAATTACATTCATGCAAATATTGACTTAACTCAAACCGCTAATCCTGTTAGTTTATCAGCCGAAACCGCAAATAATAGCAACCATGTTGATATAAACAACGGCCCTGGCGTTTTGAAAGTTTGTTTTGATGTTGTTGTAACTTCAGGAACTGGTGTAACAAGTACTAAACCAATTGCTCAGACCAGTAATTTGGATAGTATTTCTGCAAATAATATATCACTTAAAGGTCCAATCTATGTTCCAGCTCAAACATCGACAGTTCAAACCGCTCCTGGTTTGCAATTGCAACTTACTAAAAAGAACGATGATTTAGTAATTGTTAGATTCCTTGGTAGTGTGGCAAATATAAAAAAAGGACAAACGATGTCTAGAACGTGGGTAGATGAACCGTTTCGCCCATCTGTTGCTCAAAGTCTTATTGGTCATCTTGTTGGAAGAGATAGCATTTTCCATATTGACCTAAACCCAGATGGTAGTATTACTTGGTGGGGGGAAGATATTGGTCGTGACCCTTTGTCGTCACGTGGTAACGCAAGCTACTTTATTAAATAACAAAATAGAAAGCAAAACAAAATGGTAACTAGAATGATTTTAATAACTATCTTAATTTTGGCGATTCTTTTCGCTACGTGGGTCAAAGATAGAGAAGCGATGAACCCACCTTTCAAACGTAGACTTGTGATTGATTTGACGGTAGTCTTCGCGCTATGGATTTTATATGCAGTCTTTTACTTTACACAAACACCCTCAACTTCTGATATCGCTAAAACAGTGATTAACCTAGGCTTGTTGTACTTCGTAGGACAATTTATTTACTTAATCGCAAAAATTAGCCCTATGTTTGACGGTTTGGTTAAACTTATCAAAAAGAATGGTGTAAATATTCCTGAAGCGGAAGAAGAACAAACGGAGGATAAAAAAGAATGAATATAACTAACGCTGGCGTTCGTGGTCATAATCCTACTGGGGTTGTAATCCATAATGACGCTGGTTCAAACGGTGCTAACGCTGGCTTCTACAACAACTGGTTACCTAATCATAACCCTGAAAATGGCTTTGCTCATGTTTATATTGGAAATGACGGAAGATTGCAGGCTTCGGACTTCTCTAACATGGCATGGCATTGTGCTAACTCATACGGTAATGCAAATTATGCCAGTTGGGAAGTATGCCAATCAGAGGGCGATTTAAACCAGTTTTTGAGAAATGAGCAAGCGGTACTAGATGACGTTGCTAAGTACATGAAACAATGGGGACTAACTCCTAATCATGATACTGTGAAGCTACATCAAGAGTTGTCATCTACTTCATGCCCTAGACGTTCCGTAGAGGCACATGGTGGCACGGTAGAAAGCTGTCGCTCATACTTTATCGCAGAACTAAATAAGCGTCTTACAGGGCAAACTGTAAGCAATAACAATAACACAACAGAAAGCGGAGAAATTGAAATGTTTTTAATTAATTGTAAAGACACTAAAAATTGGTATGTATGCAATGGAGTATCAGCACGACATATTAAAACAACTCGTATGCTTGGCGGTTTCCAAGGTAAATTTGGAGCGATCAAGTTACCAGAAACAGTTATGTATCAAGCAGAATTTGAAGCAGAGTATGGAAAAGTAAACTAATAAAAAAGGCCACCTTAATTGGTGGCTTTCTTTTGTAATTGAAGATATCCTACTTTCTATTTTTTAATTTACTATTTTACCATGTCGCCCATGCTGTACCACCTGAGCCTTGATATATACTTACTGCTTAGCTTGCTTTATATGCTCATATTTTGCTTTCTCTTGCGTTTTAAACTCTTGTTGATATAATTGTGCCACAATATCATTAAAGTTGTTATTTGCCCTTTTATGAGCTTGTTGTATTAGTGCGATACTTCTAGTTGTGTCGTCTGTTAAAATAAAGACAATTACTCTCCTTTTATATGATTCAGTTGCTTACCTGATTAATAGCTTCAATAATATTATTGCCAGCATTTATTAGAATTTCATCACTTACAGTTACATTCTTTCTTGAAAATAGTTCAGTTTCAATCTTCATAAAATGCATTGCTTTAGCTAAAAATTGAGCCGACGATTCATAATATAACGTTTCTAGTTCATCATCTGAAAGCTGTGTTAAGTCGTCATTAGCAAAAGTTGTAAGTTTTCGCTTAATCTCTTTACCTTCATCATTTTCTTCTATGTAAAAACGTTTCATCTATTCATTCCTATAATTCCAAATTTTTCAATAATATACCGTTTAGAACCAAGTTCAAAGCTGACTAGATAAATATTGAAATGGTCTTTATTATTCAAGTCATTGGCAATCCTTCGTGCTGTTAATCGTGGATATTTTGAGCTATTAATTTCCCGTGTGTATTCGTGTAATATCATTTCATTGCCTCCCTTTGCATTCTACGCTTCAAACGTTGCTTATATAGATATTCTTTACTTGGCTTTAAACTAGCCAATATCTCATCTAGTAAGTCAAACGCTTCTCCGTTATCTCCTACGCTATCCATTTTTTTAAGTGTAAGCTCGTGCATTTCATCATCATTGAAAAACATAGTAAGATAAGGGAATGCTACGGTATGCGGTAAACTCAAGCGTGATTTAGTTACATGTAACTTAGGCCGTGTACCTGTTTCATCTTTAATTTTTAACTCAAGTTGGTTGATTCCGATTCCTCGTTCTTTCAGTACGCTAGTAATTCTTTCATATAATTCTTTGTTTGTCATTATGCTATAACCTCAATTATTTCTGTATGCTTTTTAACTTCATATCTTTGTTCTTCTGGAAGCAATTCATTCCATTTTAAAGCCTCTTTTTTGTCATAAAACTTACGTGTTTTGATTTCTTTTTCCAATATCCAAGATACTGTGTAGTATGTGAATTCGTCTTTCATTATCCAATTACTCCTGTCTTAATATTTAGTCTTTGCTGGCTTGATAAGTGATATAAATTACACCACTTACAGTGATAAGCTCTAACCGGTATTTTATCATTTTTGTTTTTCTTGCTCTTTTTAGCATGTTGGGCACTTACTATTGAATATAAAGCGCCCATTTTTGTGTATTTGCGTTTCTTACACATAATAGCTTTTTGAGTTGCCATTGTTTAATCTCCTTTCTATAAAACAATAGTATCAAAAAAAGTTCACACTGTCAAGCATAAACTTTATTTTCAATTATTCTTCGTCTTTCCATTGTTTGAAATCATCAGCTATATCTTGTATAAAGCCCATAATGTCGTCAGTAGTGTACTCTGTAAGCTCATTCTCATTACTTAAGTTAGCAAGTTCTTTGGCATAGTCTAAAGCCTTATTATAGTCTTTGTCGTAGCTCTCGCCCTCTTTCTTGCCAGCTCTTACTAGATACTTCAATACCTGCGTTGTATACCACCCTACAAGCTCTTCGTATTTAAAATTATGTTTCAAGTATTCGTTAAGTTCTACACCGTATTCGTTGGTATAGTGCTTATTTGTACTGTAATTCATTTAGATGTTACCTCCAATCCATGCAATAAGCAACGTTGCGAGCATGCCTATCCAAGTGATAGCGATAAGTGTAAAGCCGACACCTGCAACTATCATTAAAGTTTTTACTGTATCTTTCATTTTGTTCACCTCTTTCATAATTACATTCTATCAAATTGCTTTTACTTTGTCAAATATTAACTGTTTTTAACCATAAATAATTTCTCACATTTATCATTTCTTGTTCCACCTTGGATAGTTCTATGTGCTTTATCAAAAGAATATACAACTTCAAAGCGTTCATCTGAAATTGAATAACTTGAAATTATCACGATATTGGTTTTAGCTATTTCAAATGCCCAGTCGTAAAACTCTTGACTATCAAATGAATTTATATAACCATCTTGGTTGGTTCCTTCATAAGGTGGGTCAAGATATAATATAGCTCCAGAGACTTCGCTAAAATCATGATAACTTTTATTCGTTGCTTTTATTTTATTTACTTTTTGAAGTCTGTAAAAATGTTGAAGCCGTGGAAGTTGTTCAAGTTGTTTATGTATTTCTGGCTTAGCGTTAAACCAATTCCAGTCCAGTCCAGAAGTAACTTTCTTATATGTTTCTGTCTGTTTATAACCGCTAAAAACGTCATGATTTTCTATAATTTTTTTAGCAAGATTATATTTCAAATCTGAAATTTCTTTAGAATATAAATAATTTCTCTTTTTATTACCAAAAGAGTTGACTAGCAACTTCAAAAAATCATCTGTTGTCTTGTTTTCTTTTGCTTTAATCTCGAAGAACTCCTCACGTGAGATAATAAGGGTTTTAATCCACTCACGGTCTTGTGATATAACTCGTTCAAATGCGTTGGTTATATCCTTGTCTAAGTCATTATAATGCACCTCCAAGCCATTTAAAACACATTCAGCTGTAATTGCTCCGCCTCCTCCGAAAATATCATATATCGGCCTGTCTGTGCCAAAGTTCTGTTTGATGATTTCAACTATTTTCTTGCTTATCTTTTTCTTACTTCCTTGGTATGGTAGTCCGATTGGTTTACCTTTTCTAATTTTCTTCTCATCTAAATTAAGCATTAAAATTCCTTGTCTTTCTAGTTTGATATAATTTATTCCAGTTTTCTATAAGTTCCAGCAACTTAGGTTCATCATATTCAGTAAATAGTTCAACCTGTGATGTAAACCAGCAGTGTAGACAGCGATCGCAACTATAACAGATGTTCACGTATCCTCTGCATTCTTTGCAAACTCCTAGGCCATCACTCGTTGGTACATCGAAGCAATGGCAATATCTTTTATCATTAAAGTATTTACTCATCTATTTACTTCCTTTCGTTCTAATCAGGTCAACTAATGCAAAAAAAGCATATAGTCCAATTCCGACTAATGCTATTATAATAACTTTACCACTTATTGATTCTATATTCATTCGTATCTGTCCTCTGTAAGTCTATCCATGTTACCACCGGCGATTAGTCTGTCAATTTCACATTGATTAGTCCAAAATTCTAAGTGTCCTAGTTCAAAATCTGCATTAACTGAGATAAAACCATTCTCTAAGGTTTCCATTGAGTTGATTTTAATTAATTTGTTTTCCATTGTTGTTTCTCTCTTTCTTAACTTTATATATTGATTATAAACTATTTTCTTTTAATTGTCAAGCAATAAGCGCCATAAACTACTAATAAAATAATTGTTATTATGAATAGCGGTGGGATAAATACAGTTACAGCAAACCAAATAATAGAAACTAAAGTATAGATCATGATTTTTAGTATTAGTTTACCAGCATGAGTTTCTTGGAACCTAAGTTCTGTATAAGTTGTTTCTTGTTCTTTTTGCTCCTCAAAAATAGTTTCCGTTTCATAATGATTACCGCAATAATCACATTTACCATTAGTAATACTTGAAGCCCCACAGGTTACGCATTGTATTAAATTCACTTTATAACCTCTATTATATGCCCTTTTAGTTTATAACCTTTGTTATAACATGCCCAAGCTGTTGAATTGGCAACTCCAACGTATCTAGATAAATCGCTGAAGCTTCTAAATTCCTTTCCATTCCATTTTACTTTAATGCCAAGAGCGCGTTTTGTATTTTCTACGACAGTTACATATTCAAGGTTTTCAAGTCTGTTATCTTGTTTATTCATATTTAAATGATCAACAGTTAAATCAGACTTACCATGAAAAGCCAACATAACAAGTCTATGAACATACATACGTTTCCCTTTTACGCGTATTATTAAATAACCATTTTTTGATTTTGTTAACCCAGTTAATTTACATTTGTTTTTCATTTCTATATAAATTTTTCCGTTTTCAAGGACTATTAAATTATCTATTTTTTTGTATCTCATTTATTTATCTCTCTTTCATTCGTTAAAGTAATTATAACAAAAAAACTCTAAGCTGTCCAGCCTAAAGTCTTATATGATGTTATTGTTCTTTCAATTTATTTTGAATCAAATAATCAGTTCCATTGTTTAGCTTCCATTTCTTCATTACATTCTTCTGAACAAACCATAGGCACGTCTAAGTCTTCCAAGCAGTCATATTCTTCTGGAAATACTTCTATTTGTTTTCCACAACATACACATTTATTATAAAATTTCATCATTTCTCCTCTTTCCTTAACTCGATGTACTAAGTATATCAAAAAAACTCTAAGCTGTAAAGCAAAAAGTTTTTATTTTTAATATTAATCTTTTACCGTAAAATATTTTTCGCAATCAAAGCATTCAAATGATACATAATTATTATTATAATCGCGACCAATCACGTTTTTGCTATTGCAATGAATGCACTCTACAATATTATCCATTTAAGCCTCTTTCAATTTATTTTTGAACCAGATGATTCGTTCTTTGAACCAAGCGTCAACTCCTTCAGGACGTAGCCATTTAGCTTGTTTTACTCCGTTCTTTTCCATGAACTCAATCACTTTAGTTGGAGTTTCTAGGTCGTCCCACATAGTATATTGTTTTGCTGAATTATATTTACTAAACATTTCAAGTGTTTCGATGTAGCTATCTTTCAGAAGTTCCGTGTCAAGCAATTTTTGGGCTTTCTCAGCACGTTTAGCAAGTCGTTCGTTAGCTTGTTCCAGTTGCTCCTTTTGTCGCTGTAAGCTCAAGTTATGGTTGATGTAAGCAATCTGCTGTGCATGTCGTCCAAGTTTACCTTGTGTATTAAGTTCAATCAGTTTAGCCATTCCCTCGCCAAGAATTTCATCAGGAACAAATTTATACTTGTATTTTTTATTTGTGTTGCGTACATAGTTATCAAGTGTTTGCTTGATTTTAAGTTTTTTGTGTAGTTCTCTTAGTGTTGTCAATTAATTTCCCCTTTATTATTTAATTATATTCTTTCATTAAATTTTCAGTTTTAGCTTTTAATTTTTCAATTTCTTTATTAATTTCATTTAATTCACTTTCATAACTAACTAACTCATAAGTGAAACCAGTTTGGTCGTCCCAATCTCCACCGTCACTATAAATATATTCACTTTGTGTTTTTGTGTCGTTGAAATCGAACTTTCCGACTAATTCTTCGGTATTGTACGCTTCATCAAGATAACAATCTAGTTCTTTTTGGCTGCTGAACATTTTCTCATCACTTAAAATTTCATTATCTTGTTTCCCATAACTTGTATAAATCTTTAGTTTTCTTTTCAATTTAACACTCCCTCATATATTTTACCAAACTTCAAAGCGTTTATTTTAACTAGCTGTTTCAAATCTGATATGAATTGCTGTTCTCCGTCAAAGTCAAATGGCATTGATACGTTTTCCTTGATCCAAGTGAAAGCTCCGTCAAAGTCTTGTTTTAGTAAGCTCATCTTATCCACGATGTCAATGATTTGCTCTCTCTCTTCTGCTGTGTACATAAAACCAACTTTCTAGAAAGGAAGTTCTGATTCATCAACTTCAATCGGTTTAGAACCACCAAATAAGTCTTGTTTAGCTTGTGCTTGCTTTCCATTATCATTAGAGATAAATACTTTTTCAATAGTGGGGAAAACAAAGTTGTAATTTACGTATTCGCCTGATTCCTTAGCTTGTACACGACCGCTGATCGTTACTGTGTCTCCTAATTGAATGAAGTCAGGCAAGAAAGCCGAACCGTATGCGACTTTTACGTTAGATCCCTTTTCTTTTTCAAACAATGGAACAGAAATAATTTTCTTGTCGCCTTTTGCTGTGTTTACTGTACGTGTATTTTTTTCGTTCGCTTGTGCTGTTACTGTGATGATTGCCATTTTTTATTTTCCCTCTGTTGCTTTCCAAATTGTCATGATATCAAAGATTTCTTTTTTTGTCTTTGTTTTAAGTAGTTCCATATTAGGATATCCTAGTTCTTCGGCTCTATTTAGCGCTGGTTGAATCTCTCTAAGTCGTTGCTTTTCTGCTTCAAGTTCTTTCTGTTCTTCTGTCAAGTCGGGCAAATCTTCATTTGCATAGATGTATAGCCCTAATCCATGACGAGCGATTGCCTTAACTAGTCCGCGCTGAATGGCTTTATTTACGTCCATTGAAGTCAGTTTTTCAAGTGGGATAGATTGGTTACGATAGTCCATTACAGGTAGATACTCGATGTGTTCTAAGCCCTCAATAGTCATACCAACTTTAACCCATGCTGTGCGACCGTCTGTGTGATAGTTTAAACCTTGTTCATTTTCATAAACTTTACTATTAGCTTCGGGATAAACTTTCTTAACTTCAGACCATGCAAATGCCCAACTCAAATAATCGAGATTGTTCTTTTTGCTCTTTTTATCATTAACGTTAATAATGCTTAATTTTTCAAATACGCTCATTTTTCCTCCACTTAAATCCGCCGGCACTTTTGCTTCTTCCGTTGCAACAATGGCTTATGCTTCCGACTGAAATTCCTGTTTCTTGTTCTGCTTGTGTCATTGATTTAAATACATTTAATATATTATCATTTAAATCTAATTGAACAACTTTTTTGGAGCGTTTTTCAGCAATCCTTTTTGTTCTAGTACCGTGTACGGCGTTTTCTCTTATAGTGCACCATTCAAGGTTACTTAAATCATTGTTTGTCTTATTTTCATCAATATGGTTAACTTGAGGCTTTTCTTCAGGGTTATCTATAAAAGCAGTTGCTATAATTCTGTGTAAATATAGATATTTCTGTTTATTATTTTCGGATAAGCAATGCTTTAAATATCCATCTTGATTAAGAGAAGGTTTAAGTGTTCTACCACTTTTTATATTTCTAACCTTACCTAGATTTGACACTTCATAATTTTCAAAACCATCAATTTTAACAAAAGTTTCAACTTCGCTCATTCGACAATCTCTTCTTTCCAACCTTGGTTTTTAAGTTCTTCAGTAACTTTTTTCACAACTTCTTCAAGCTGTTTTTCATCAAACTTAATGTTAATTGTTTCCATTTTCTCCTCTCTCCACGATAAATACGTTCCCTTGCCTTGTAATTTCTATATTATGCTTAAGCATTGGTAGGATCCAACCGTCATCCCAGTAGTTCCACAAGTCATTTATTAAGCCATATAAGCACTCGTTAGGTTCTGACCTATACTTTACTTCGTTCATCTCTTCAAGCTCTTTATATAGCTTTCTAACGCCTCTAGCGTAATGTTTACTTGCTTTTTCTCTGGCTTTTAAACTTTTGTAATTGCTTTTCATAAATGAACTTTCTAATATCTTCTTTCTGCTGTTTTTCCTCTTTATCAGACCAGCCAACCTTTTGACCTTTTCGCTTGCCACTTTGGTAAACTCGCCTGTTATCTTCTGGAAAGCCATTTTTCTCGAAGTATATTCGAGCATATTCAAAGTAATTTAAGCTGTTGATGTACTGTTGACTATCTTTTTTGTGATAATTGAGAGTAATTAACCGCCTTTCAGCTAGTTCTTCAAAAGATGTTATCATATTACTCTCTAATGAAACCTAAAGTTAGCAAGGCTTTATATTCTTCACTATCTTTTTTAACTTCAAGTGCAAATTTTTTATTTCCATTTAATTCATTTTCTTTACCTGCATAATATAATGCAGTACCTCCGCTACTATCAGAAAAGTTATAAAACTTAAATTTAGGTTCAAAAATCACTTCATAACCGTTAATAACAGCTTCAACCATTTTCAATTTATCAGATTTTTCAAAAGCTCTACTTTCACAATCATCTCCGTCTGTTAAATTATATCCCCAACCAAAACGAGTGATGTGATAAAGTGCTTTTCTTTTGTTATGTTCATCTTCAAGACTACCAAAAGTTCCAAGAAATTCAGCTTGTGTTTGCGTTAATTTAACTACCATTTAGTTCTCCTTTATTTCTATATATACTATTATACCAAAATTATTTATCGTTGTCAAGTATTAGATGATATTTTTTCATTTATTTCTACTTTTAATTGCAAAGCCCTAATCAATGCACGCTTAGAGTAATCATTTTCGCAAGCTGTATGCAATTTCTTTGACTGTCTGACTAGAAATTCAGCACGTCCAAGCCATACTTTGAAAAGCTCGTCATTATGCCATTCCGCTTTTACCATTTCTTCTAATGCACGATATAGCCAGCCGTAAACTTCAGCGTGTAAGTTAATTGCCTTGTTTTCGTAATTAATCATTTTCTGTTACCTTTCCTTGCTCTTTAGCTAAGTCTAAGAAAGCCTGTGCCGATTCTTTCGTCGTTTCGATTGGAGTTTCAGCCTTTACTTTTTCCACTAGTTCGCTATCAGGTTCTTTTTTCGATTTATTGACGCAAGTAAATACCGAATCAACATAAGAAAAGTTTAAATCATCATCAAACTGGTAACCACGCGCTTTTACTGATAGCTTAGAGAAGTCGTTATGCTTGCCACGTTTAGGGCTTAGCATTAACATAAACTCCGCCCAAGCTGTAAGAGTAGAACCACCTAAGGCGTCACTAGGCTTTACCATATAGGCTTTATCGTCCATTGAGTTTGCATAAGCTGATTTGTTTGCATGAGC